TTGAAGCAAGTTGTCTTGGCTCGGTTGGGGAGGAACAAGTGGCGTTAATTGGGCAATTAGAAAAGCTGAAAGTATACGAAAAGGAACAGTTAAGGCAAGTGCTGATGTGGCTGACCTCCCGTGGGGTGACCGTAAAGTCAAGAATGTTCCCGCTAACAAGAAAAAGGATTGATTGGATTAAATCCTTCCCTAAAAAACTAAAGAATGGATAAATTACCATTATTTGATATATCATTAGAGGACATCGCACAAGGGATGTATAAAATCTCCCTTGTAGATAAGCCCGCTATTGAGGAGAACTTCATCTATTTCAACGAAGTTGAGAGAGTTGCTATGTTTGCCTCTGATGAAAAGAAAGAGGTTGTAGGACCTATTATGATTCCTAACAAGGAAATCCTACGCTTCAGCCCCGATATGGGATACTACTATGTACGCTTCACAAAGGAGACTATTGAGGAGATTATGTACAAGTATTCTAAGGAAGGGTTGTTTAACGCATTTGGTATTAACCACGCTTATGATACTGATGAGGTGGTTATGCTTGAAGTTTGGATGAAAGAGTCTGATAACGATAAGTCTAAGGACTATGGTTATAACCTTCCAAACGGAACTGTATTCGTAAAGGCCAAGATTGAGTCTGACGAATTGTTTACTTCAATCAAGAGTGGGGAGATAAATGGTTTCTCCATCGAGATTAAAGCAGATATTAAACCAACAAATAACGAAAATCAAATGAGTGAATTTGCTTTTGCGAAAGAGTTGGGTAAAATGGAGGCTCAATTTGAGGCTACTATTAACCAATTCAACGCTAAAATTGAAGCCCTTGAGAACGAGAATGCATCTCTTCTTGAGGCAATGACCTCTCTTGAAGATAAGTTCGGTGGCGTAGAAGACCTAAAGTCTGCTATCGAAATGATTCAAAAGCACGTTGAATCTATGGGAGCTTCTCAAGAAGAAGAAGAAATGGCTGAACACGGAGATGAAGAAAAAGAAGAAATGGCCTCTGAAGTAAAGGAAGAGGTAATGGCTTCTGATGAAGAAGAAAAGTACGAAGCTACTGAAGAGGTAGTTGAGGAAAATCTTCAAGAAGAATTTGCTGCTACAGATGCAGAAGTTGAGGAGCAATTTGCTGCTGAACAAAAGGCTGAAGAAGTAGTTGAAACAGTTGAAGATAAGACTGTAGTTTTTGATGCGATTACTCCTGAAAAAGTAAATCTAATCAATAACTTCTTCAATCGCAAGTAATTATTGTAAATTAAGTAAAACGAATCTTTTTTAAACTTATATAAAATGAGTGTAACTATTTCAAACTTGCCATACGGTGACAGACGTCCAGACTTGTTCATCGATGCAATGGTAAAATCAGCGGCTGTATTGAACCGCTTCCGTCTTATTGACGGTGTAAAAGCTAAAGTAAACGTGCCTATCTTTGATGCTTCATTGACTTTCGGTAACGACCTTTGTGTATTTGACCCACAATCTGCTGCTTCTGTAGCTGAAAAAGAAATGACTGTTGAAACTTACAAGTGGTCTTTCTTGAACTGTAAGGACGCTCTTGAGTCTTCTTACCGTGGTTTGTTGTTGAAGCAAGGTCAGCACAACCCTGAGACTATGGATGCTGAATTCAAGGACTGGGTATTTGACTACTTCGCAAAACTATCTGCTCAGAAGGCTCTTGAATTGGCTGGTACTGAGTTGACTACTGAGATGGCTGCTGATGCTGATGTATTGGACTACGATACTAACGCTGCTATCAGCTCAAGCAACATCCTTGACTTGATGGAAGGTGCTTACCAAACAATGTCTGACGTTATGTTGGCTGCTGTTTACGGAGATGCTGACCGTGACTTCAAACCTACTTACTTCTTGGGAACTGCTGCAATGCAAGCTTACCAAATCGCTATCGCTGGTTTGTACACTACTACTCCTCAAGGTGTTGTTGAAGGTGGTATTCCTTCTTACTACGGTATGGAAGTAGCTCACTTCGCTTCAATGCCTGCTAACGAGTTCATCATCGCTGCACCACAAAACTTGGTTATGTTGACTGATGACTACAACGATGTTCGTGCTATCGATATGAAGTACGAAGCTGAATTGTCTTCAGATAAAATTTGGGGTCAGTTCAAGTTGGGCTTCTCTTACTTGAAAGGTGAAGAGATTGTCTACGCAAAGAACTTCGCATAATAATTAAATAATAACGGAAGGGCTTCGGCCCTTCCTTTAATACCCTATAACAAATGGCTTGTAATGTAACTCTTGCTGATATTTCTTACTCTTGTGACGATGTTGCAATTGGTGGTATCGTAGAATTGCACGTTGCTAACAAATCTGACGCTGAATCTGCATTGACAGGCGTTGGTTCTGCTGACCGTGCAATTACTGCTGCTACTGCGGTAACAGGTGTCTCTCAAATCTCATTCAACAACAAGGATGGATTTTCTGTATTTAGCGAAGTAAAAACTGTTAGTGCTGATGGTATCGTTGCTACTGTACCAACAATCTCTGTTGAGCTTCCTAAAATGACTGCTGATAAAATCACAGCTCTTAACAACATCTCTAAAGGTGGTGCTGAATTGGTTGCCTTCGTAAAAACTGCTGCTGGAACTTACCACGTTTGTGGTTTGGACTACGGTCTTTACGCAGGTACTGTAGATGCTAACTCTGGTACTGGTCGTGCTGAAAAGAACCGCTTCCAACTTACCTTAACTGGTGACGAGCAAGGTCTTTCTTACAGCATTGATGCTGCTGACTTCGCAACTGCAACTGCTTAATAGCAATCTTGTAAATTATAACAAGGGGAGTGGAGAAATCCTCTCCCCTTTTTAATATATAATATATGGCTTTCAATTGTAGCATTCTATTAAGCGATATTGATATCAACTGTAACAAGCGAGTAACAGGTGGTATCAAGAAAGCTATCCTACTATTACAAAAAGACTTGACTATTACCTTTGACCCTATTGATGAGACACAGGTAACTCAAGTAGACACATTAAACACTGTAACCTTTGCACACAATACAAAGGATGGTGTAACCACATTCACAGAGAATAAAAACACATCCAATGGATTGGGTGTAGTAACTACAGATATTACTATCCAATCTCCAGCAGTAGACAATAAGGTTAATCAAATAGACCTTATGAGCCGCAGAGAAGACATCTGCTGCATTTTATTGCACAACAACGATACTGTGACTATTTCGGGTTGGATGGATGGCTTAACGATGAACTATGAGGCTAATAGCGGTACAGGTACATCTGATAAGTCTTATGTTAATATCACACTAAACACCCAAAGTGGAATTGCTTCTTTGGCTATTGACGATAAATCAGTATTTTCTGACCAAACCATATTTGAGTAATGGCATATTTAATTAACAAAGGAACTGGATATATGAAGGATGCGGTAACAACTCCTTCTGTAGAAAAGAATTACCTTTATGTACAAGGCGGTTATAGCGGTTCAGTTGTAAATTCTATTGAGGGAGAAGGTTTGGTATTCTTTTTACAACTACACGATTAAAAATAAAATAAAATGGCATACGAAAATATTTCTAAAGAAGGCAACTTCTACCAATCAGCTACGGGAGATTATGGTTTCCGTCTGTTAGAGGCAGCAGAGTCTGCTACAGATGGTTTCCGTGCAATCCAAGCATTGGAGGCTTCAGAAGTAACAACCACTACACAAGTAGGTGATGCGTTGACTGCTGTTGCTTTACCTGAGGGTTCAGTAATCTACGGTAAGTTCGATAGTGTTACTTGTGTTAGCGGAAAGGTTCTCGCTTACAAAGCAGTGTAATGAACTATGTTAGGACTACTAAATACCGTCTTGAGCAAAGGTGGTTCACTATTAACCTATGTAAAGGAGGGACTTGTTATGGCAAATAGATTCTTATCCCCACCTAAATTAAGCTTCCCTGCGAATGCTTCTGCCGAGTTTGACGGGGCGAGTGATTACATTGATACGGCATCTTTGCCGTTAGACACATTTACCAATTTTACTATTTCTGGGTGGTTCTATCTTGACAATTTAAGCACTACACGGGTTTTGCTTGGATTTGGCAATAGTTCAAACAATTTTCCTATTATAGTTCTTGAAGCACAAAGCAGCGGAGTAGCAAGGTTTTTTGTAAGAGATTCGGGTAGTTCATCCGCTTCAGTAGATTCTTCAGCGGGAGCCGTAACAACTGGCAAATGGTATTTTCTTGCTGGAACAAGAAGCGGAAACGATTATAAAGGATATTTAGACGGGAGTTTAACCGCAAGCGTTACCACAAGCGCGGTAGATGTTGAAGGTGAATTAGACGTTTTTGGTATTGGTCGTTTAAGTAGATTGGGCCCAAGCGGATATTTCAAAGGCAACCTCGCCAACGTCGCAATATGGAACCGCGCACTTTCAAGTGATGAGATTAATTCCGTGATGTGGAAATCTTACACCTTGCTAAACACCTCCGAAAAAGAGGGACTACAAGCTTGGTACTCATTGGAAGAATCAGAGCTATTAAGCGGTGACAGCACTCCTACGCTTGAGAAATATGCAGAGGTTAACAAACTTACATTTGAAGGTAAACAGTGCCTACAAGACGCTTTAAATGCCTTACCAACGATTACAGATGCAAGACTGTATTCTGCTAAATACGACATCAGAGTTAGTGCTGATGGTGGTACAGTAGAATCTTTAGATTGTGTTGAAACAGAATTAAACGCTATAGTATGAGCAGCTTAAAAGATTTAGCAAGTCTAATAATGGTCCCGTCTATGTACAAGGACGGAAGACTTGATACAGTAAAGCCTTTAGGCAATAGTATATTACATCCCGATGCCACTGGTAACAATGATGGTACTGATGGTTCTACACCTGCGGAGGGTAACTTTACTTTTAGTAGGGGTTCAAATCTTGCTGCTACGAGGGTAGATGTTAATGGCTTAATTGAGAAGGGTAGAGAGAATCTCTTGCTGCAATCAAATCAGTTTGATACTACTTGGATAAATGGAAATAGCACCGAGACTGGAGGGCAACCCGATAAAGATGGAGGTAATACTGCTTGGCTTTTAACTAAAACGAATTCGGGTGGTTATCTTCATCAAAACATTAACCCAAATGGCGTTCAAACATTTAGTGTTTACGCAAAGGCTGGAACTCTAAATTGGATTAGAGTACGCTCAACTGCAAGCAGTATATATAGTGCTTATTTTGATTTATCGGGAAGCGGTTCGGTAGGTACAACTCAAAGCACAATAGATGCAAAAATTGAAAGCATAGGAAATGGATGGTTTAGATGCTCTATTGCTTTTAATGACTCTATCATTAATGTTAGAATTTACCCTGCAGATGCCGACAACGACACAAGCGGCACAAGTGGTAATATCTATATTCAAAATGCACAAGTAGAAAGTGGCTTGGTAGCAACTGACTACATTGAAACAGGAGCATCTACTGCACAAGCAGGTATCTTGGAGGATATGCCTCGCCTTGACTATTCGGGTGGTGCTTCGTGTCCTTCTCTTTTACTTGAGCCGAGTAGGACTAACTTTGTAACGGATAGCGAATACTTTGCAGGTCTTAATTTATACGGAAGTATAAATGCTACATATGGTGCTTACACTAATCCTTCAGGTCAAGACTCTGCTTACCTGTTGGAAGCAACAAGTGCTATATCTCGTATTCAAACACTCTCCTCAACAGGAGATGGTAATGATGCAGTAATGAGTATTTTCATTAAGGGAAACGATAATGTATCGTATCCAACTTTAGCCAATCAAGGCGGAGGTCAATATACAAGATGGGAGTTTGATGCCAATAATGTATTGACATACTATGATGGTGATGCGCCATCTGGAGATTATGGTCAAGAGGACTACGGAAATGGATGGTACAGGATATGGTTAAAAACGGACACTATTAACGGAAGCACAAATTATTACCGATTCAATCCCGACAACCGATATGGTACAGGCTCTTTGTATGCTTGGGGATTTCAAGTAGAAAAAAACGCCTCTTACCATACCTCATATATACCAACATATGGTTCAAGTGTAACGAGGTCTGCTGAAGATTTTCCTAAAAAAGATTTGTATTACGGAAACAAATTTAGTTTGTTTTTTGATATGAATGGTTTAGGCGGTTCTGCATCTAATAACTTCATTATTCGTTTTGGTGCCATTAGCCCTATTTATTTATCAGTTCGCCAAAGCGATAAAAAGTTGCAGTTTTATAGCCCTGCTTCGGGTGTGGGATATTTTGCTACTACGGCAACTCAAAAGATTGCTATTAGTTGTGATGGTACAAATTGGATTTGGTCATCGGATGGTCAAAGTGGAAGTTTAACCGCTAATGGTTCTAATGATGGGGAATACATAAGAATTTCAACAAATGGTAGTGCAGGAGGCGGATTCCCTTCTGTTACATTAAATCAAATCCTTTTATTTGAAACTGCACTAACGGCAGATGAATTGAATGCCTTAACAACTTTATAAGATGAGCGTAGGATTCGTATATAAATGGATTGACTCCTCTAACCAAATGTACTACATAGGAAGCCATAAGGGTTCTCCTAACGATGAGTATGTAGGTAGTGGTATCCATTTTAGCAGAGCCTACTCTAAACGACCAGAGATGTTCTCAAGAGAGATTATGTATAATGGTGTAGATTATAGAGAGCTTGAGGAGTTTATTCTTGAAGAGTTGGATGCAGCAAACGACCCAATGTCTTACAACCTAAAGAATGCTTCTATGGGAGGTCATATGGGTGCTGAAGGCATTGAAAAGATGCGTAAGTCGCTTACGGGTAAGAAACGCTCTAAAGAGGCTTGTGAGAGCCTTACAAGAGGTAAGATTAAATATAGTGTTTACTGCAACTTGAATGACACTACATATAAAAGCACATTGGAAGCAGCGAAAGAATTAGGTATAACACCAAGCTATGTTAGAAGTATGATTAACGGACATTGTGCAAACAAGTACGAATTGTCAAGAATTGAAAAAATAAAATAATGGCAAGTATATACGACAAATCAAGTTTGGTACTTATACCAAGCGGAACTAAAACAGGAAAGGTCTACTCGCAGAAGCCTGTTAGTGGTGATGGTGATTTTACTTTCACTCGTTCAAGTGCTGCTACGAGAGTTAATGCAGATGGGTTTATAGAGAAAGAGACTCAAAACCTCTTGACTAAATCCAACACTCTTTCTGCTTGGTCAAATGCCAATACTTCGGAAACGGGAGGACAGAGCGGATACGATGGAAGTAGTGATGCTTGGCTTGTTACCAAAAGTGCCGCTAACGCATTCATTGGTATTTCAGCAAGTTATAGTGGTGTGTTTACTCAAAGTATTTACGCAAAGGCAGGTAGTTTAAATTGGATTGCATTACAAAATTCTGGAATTAGTCAAACGCTTTGTTGGTTTGATTTACAAAATGGGCAAACAGGTTTTGCTCAAAGTAGTGTAATTAGTCATAGTATTACTGATGTCGGAGGAGGTTGGTATCGTTGTGAAGCAACATACAATGGTTCAAGTAGCACCTTTAGAGTTTTCCCTTCAGTAAGTGATAACAACACAAGCGGAACATCAGGAAATGTATACCTACAAGATGCCCAACTTGAGCAGGGACTTGTAGCAAGAGACTACATAGAAACGACTACTACTGCCGTAGAGGGAGGTATTACTGATAATGTACCAAGATTGGACTATACGGATAGTTCGTGTCCTGCACTCTTGTTAGAGCCACAACGGACTAATATCTTTACTGATAGTGAATACTTTAACGGAAGCGATTGGATATTGCAAGATTGTACTATTACAAACAATGCAGCACTTTCTCCCGAAGGTGTGCAAAACGCATCTCTATACACTTCATCAACCGAACCATACGATTTTGTTCGTCAAAACATTTCATTTGTTTCGGGTACAACATATACCTATTCAGTATTCGCTAAAGCAGGAACTTCATCACAAATAACTTTAGCATATCATAGTGCTGCATTTGGAGTTGGACAATCAGTACATTTTAATTTAAGCGATGGGACATATACAATCGTTAGTGGTACACCTTCAGTCAAGGTAGAAGACTTTGGTAATGGATGGTATCGTTGTGCTATTACCGCAACGGCAACGGCAAGTTCTACACGCTCAACAGGATTTTCAAGTGCAGCATCGGGTTCTGTAACTACTTTGTATTTATACGGAGCGCAGATGGAGGTTTCAGCAAGTTACCCAACATCCTACATCCCTACCTATGGGAGTAGTGTGACTCGTACTAATGATTATATGAAACTTCTTGCTACTGATTTTTATAATACTACATCTTACACCTACTTCTTGGATATAAACTTGCCTTATGATGTAGGCACATCATCTGCACTTTGGAAAGACAATGATAATCTTTCATCTAATGGAGGATTTCAATTAAGAAAGACATCTCCTACGGGTTCATATGTTGGTATTACTACGCACAATGGAACTTCTTTTACAGGCTTCTTCACTAATGTTTTGACAGGAAGATTAAAGATGGCTATTATTTACAATAATGGTGAGGTGTCAGTTTACTACAACGGAGTACAATCGGGAAGTGCTATATCCGTAACAGGATGGAATCAATCTACTAATCATTTTAAATTTCAAGATGGTAGTATGGGGACATATGAGACTCAACAATTCTTATATCTACCAACTGCATTAACTGACCAAGAGGCGATTGACCTAACAACTATATAACTATGAAAACATTTAGAAAATACTCTTTTGGCTCTAAAGGAGCAGCCACTACAAAGATTAACGCTTTAGGCGTAGATGAGGAAGGTAACCCAACGCATAGCCACGCTATCGTACATCTTGGACACTTGGTAGAAACCGAAGGTACATACGATGAGGAAGGAAACGAACTCACTGCACCTGTACTATCTTCTACCTACCATATTGATGTGCTATGGGATGGTGAGCCAGACCCTGCTTGGGACAACGCTATGGTATGGTGTGCGCCTATGGGTGTTCATACTTTTGGAAGCAGTTCTGCTATCAGAGAGTGGACCGAGACTTGTAAGGCATTGCACCCAGAATTTTTCCCAGAACCAACTGAAGAATTAGCATAATGGCTGTAGGATTTTCTAACACAAACAAGCCTATAAACCCAAGGGGAGCTGATGCTTCCCCTAAAGGGTACAACCGAGCTTCCCTCTTTTCGGGCAAGGCGTTAGACTTTGACGGGGTTAATGACCACATAACTTTTGGAACCATTAGCGATTTAACATTTGGAACGGGTGATTTTAGCGCAGTTTTAGATTGGCAAATTGATAGCGTTAGCACTTATTCTTGGGCTATTGCAAAAAACCCAGTCAGCGATTTTGGTATTGGAATCAATAACACGGGCGGACTTTTGCGCCTTTGGATTGGCGGCACTCTTTCTTTAGGAACTGAAAACATACTTGGAAGCGATTGGAAAAAAATCGCAGTCGTTCGTGAATCGGGAGTAGTTAGCGCATACATCAACGGCGTGGCTATTTCTTTAACTGAAACGGCAATGGCTGGTTCTATTGATAGCGGGGAATTATTTGTTGGTTCGTGGGTTTCAAGTGCTGATTTTTGGAATGGATTACTAAACAACATTCGCATCTTCAACACCGCCCTAACCGCCGCACAAGTGGCCGACCTATACAACAACCCCGAAAAGGTAGTCCCAACGGGAGTGGATAACACCGCTTTAAAGTTATGGCTACCAATGATGGAAGGTGCGGGTACTACGGCTTACGATGGTAGCGGTAACGGCAACCACGGGACTATTAGCGGCGCAACGTGGACGCACGGCATCGGCGCACCCGTATCGCAGACGGCGGTTATTGATTGGAATAAGGGGACTAATCTATTTGAGAAGTCAGAACAATTCGGTGTTAGCCCTTGGTCATTAGCGCGTGTTACGATTACCAACGGAATTGAAACCGCACCCGATGGCCGAGTAACGGCATCAAGGGCTTTAGAAGATACTCAAGATGGCTATCGTGATGCTTTTATAAGTAGCGACACTTTCACGGCTGGCGTGCCTATTACATTATCTTGTTTTGTAAAGGGAGGCCTTGGTCGTGATGCGATTTATTTGTACACCAATAACGGCAGCGGAAATGGTCGAGCGGCAAAGTTTAACATCAATACTGGTGCTTATATTGGAGATGCAAGCGGTAGCGGTTTTTCCGCTTGGGATAGTTACGAAAGCGAAGATTTTGGAAACGGATGGTTTAGATTTTCAGCGACTATCAATTCAAACACAAATACAACAAGCAGAGTTTACAATCTTGGAATAAGCGATAACACAAACGATGCCCTTGCTGGTTATGTTGGCGATGTTACAAAGGGAATTTATTTTTGGGGCGCACAATTAGAACAAAGCGCAACCGCTGGCCCATACGTCCGCACGGGCGCAACCGCCCAAACCTCACCCGTATTACTCCCACAAGGTTTAACAAGTGGCCGCGACATCACGGGCGTGAATCTATTTGAAAACGTGCGCAAACAAGGTGCGCTAAATCTTGATGGGAATAGTTGGGCAGAGGTTCACGATAATGAAAGCCTTGATATTACCGATGCGATAACTTTAGAGGCGTGGGTTTATAATGACAACTCTAATAGTTTAGGATTATTTGGTAAATGGTATGGGGGTTTGTCAAAGCGAAGTTATATGCTTTACAAAGCGAATCCTTCGGTTATTCAATTATACATTGCTGACTCATCTCAAAATTCAAAAACCCTAAACGCGGGAAGTTTAGCCACCGATGTTTGGTTGCACGTTGTTGGTATTTATGACGGGTCAAGTGTTTCTATGTACATCAATGGAACGTTGAAATCTACTGATGCTACAACTATTACATCTTTGTATTCAAGCGACCAAAATGTAGAAATAGGAACATATAGCGACCAAGCAACTGGATATACCAACCAAATCGCCCAACCGCGCATCTATAACCGCGCATTGACGGCATCTGAAGTTTTACAAAACTATAATAGCGGCAAGAACATTTACAAATAAATACAATGAAAGGAAACATTTTTATCAGCGTACCAGTAGCAGACATTGCTAACCAACTACCTGCTGCAATTACCCGTTACGATTGGACGGAATCAACCTACAACGAAGAAGGGGAAGTAGTCTCAACAACTACAATCCACCCTACTTGGGAAGAGTTTGGTAGCCGCTACAGCGGTCTATTCGGTACACCAGTTACTGTAGGAAATGTTATCGTTTATGAAATGGAAGCCTCTTGGCTACAGAGTGAGGTATCAGCACTTATCGCCTTGGGCGTAGGAAAGACTGCACCTAACTACACTGTATATACCAACGCAGAGGTACGCCAATTCATCGCAGATAACACACCGTCAGAACTATAACAGACAGTCAATGAAAAGACTTAAAGCAGGAGTAGTAAATACTCTATCCTTTGTCAAGCTATCTACCTTCACAGTAAACAGCTTTGACATTACATTATCCAAGGTGGTAGGTACTGGTTCTTTAACCATTACCAACCTCTTGGACCTTAATGGACTCGACTCTTGCAAAGACTTTATCAAACTAAACATTGATTTGTTAAGCAACACCCTTGAAGGTGGTGAATATTATCTCACCATTACCAATCAAGGAAGTGAATATACTTACCTTTGTCTTGTAGAGGATTATACTACTACACAAACAGGCAGCGGTATATACGGCTCTACGGTACGCTTTACCGACCTATAAATTGTAAATTAATACAATGGGACTTATACAAAACATTACAGAATTCTTTGCCTCAAACACTTATGTGCAGGCTACAGAACACAGCATCGCCACTAATGAGTTAGAAAACTCTATAGAGGACCTTAATGGACGTTACAAGTTAGGGCATACTACTCTTGGTGATTACATCAAGTTTGGTGTGAACGATGACTTCCCCGTTATCCTTGAGAAGATGCTTCGTCAATCTCCTGTGCATAGTGGTATCTTAACAAAGAAGGCAAAGATGGTTGTCGGTAACGACATCTCTTACTCTGATGAGTTCCTATCTACTAACAAAGGCAAAGCAGAGCTTAAAGCCTTCTTAAATCACTGTGGTGGTAACAACAAGGGATTATATGAAGTACTCACCCACGCTGCGTTCCAATATGAACACAAGGGTGCTTTGGCGTTATATGTTCGCTGGAATAAAGAGCGTACAAAGATTATTGAATTAAAGTCTGTAGACCCAAAGGGAGTGCGTGTAGCAGAGCCAAACGATAAGGGTGAGGTAACACACTACATAGTGCGTAGAACCTTTGGCTATGGGGCTAATTCTGTACAGCACAACGAACCTCGTAAAATCAAGGCTTTTAACAAGTTTGATAAGACGGGTACAGAGGCATTGCTTTATGTGGCTAACCCATACAGTGGTAACCCATACTACGGTGTTCCTAACTACATCTCCGCTTTCCACTACATCTCTTCTGACTTTAGTTTCGGTAAGCACATTAAGAATAGTGCAGAGAATGGCTTTAGCCCAAAGGTATTGGCTACCTTCATCGGTAGAAATATGTCTGCTGAACAGAAGCGTGAGGAGTACAATAAGTTTAAGGAGTCTTTCACTGGTGCTGAAGCAGATAACTTTATTGTCTCTTGGGTTAAGAAGGAGGAAGATGCTCCGAAGTTTACACCATTAGACATAGCGAATTTAGATAAGACAGTAGATGTACTATCAAGACTTAACGATGCTAAAATTCTTACTGCTCACAATGTCACTTCTCCTACTCTATTTGGGGTTATGGTATCGGGCAAGCTTGGAGGCACAGGTAACGAACTTGTTACAGCATATCAAATCTTCCGTGCTACGGAAACACTACCGAATCGTGAGGTCCTTCTTGATGCAGTTAATCGCATCTTGGGGACGATAGGCTACGACCAGATGAACCTTGGGGTAGTAGAGGAAGATATTAATTTGGAAAGCATCAAGGGTGCTAACACAGAAGATATAAACAATGGTTGATGTAATCTTTATTGACGATAACTACCTCTACCAAAACTTCCCTTTACCAAAGAGAATGGACAGAGGCTCATTGCTCGCTATTATTCAGCTTGAGCAATTTACTTCTACCCAGGACTTGCTTGGTAGTTGTTTATATGAGGACCTTGAAGCCAAGGTATTGGCAGAAACATTAGATGCTACTGAAGAGGGGTTGTTTAAATTGGTAAAGTATTCTTTGGCGATGTTTACTGCTAAGGCTGCTATCTCTATCTTGAGAACGGAGACTGCAAGAACAAAGAACGAAGAAGGTAAGCAAGACCAATACATCCTTGACACCATCTCATCTACTATTGACAGCAAGTTGGGTTATATCAACAAGCGTATCACGAATTACATCCTTGACAATGCGGCTATCAAAGCAATCGCTACTGCCGATGGTTGCGACAATGACTTATTTAATGAAGAGGATACCTACCAAGGTAGTGTGTTCTTCCCTAAGGATGGTATCACGGACCAAACCTGCGAAGACGGAGGAGTAACATATAATCTATAATGGACGCTACAGACATCAAAGTAATACTATTTAACGCATCAACTTTTGTGATATCGTTTTCAACACTTGAGTCTACGTTAAAGATTGTCTTGCTATTAGCATCTATTGGCTATACCGCACAGAAGTGGTATTATATGAATAAAAAAGAAAAGGGAGACGATTAACGTCCCCCCTTATTTTTACAAGTACTTGAACAAGTACATTCTATTGGTGCAGATTCGCACCATTTTATTTTACTTTGGTTCTCTTGTCCACGGTTCTCACTGCGAAGTACCCGCCTATCACTGTTACGCTTACCAGTTCCCATAATCCTATCCATCTTTCGTTAATACTACTAATACCAAATCCTTCAAAGAAGGTCATAAGTACAAGGAATATCATTACGACTGCAAGGGTTAGGGGACGTACATTTTTAGATAGCCAAGAATCGGTAAGTGAATCCGCTTGCCAACGCTTGGTAATCTCTGCTTCTATGCTCTGACGAACTGCCTCCTTTTCCTCTGGAGTAGATACAAATCTATCTACTACATTGGCAACTGCTTCCACAGTTTCCTTGGCATTGCTTGTCAGAAGTTTCTTTAATGGGTTCATAATTATTATCCACTACAGCTCTCACACTCTGGATTATCGATTGAGCATTGAGCGTTATTGTTTTTCTCGTCATTTGTGAGTTCATCTACGAAGTCAGCGAAGTCCTCGCCAAATCCAAAATCTGTATCGTTCATTAGTAGGTCCAAATTACATCTTCATTCTTGCTTGGGTCATCATCAACGTGGATGAAGTTCTTCGCTACACCAATGCGATTGAACCCAGCTTGAAGAAGAGAGTTAATAATAATATATTTCTGTCTTGAGGTTGGTGCATAAATATCTACAGCGTGTCCAAGCGTATGACTGCTTGAGGGAACGCCTCCGACCTTTTCGTTGTGAGAAGGTGTTCTGTATCCACTTGTAATTTTAAAGCCAATAGCGGCCATCTTACGAGCTTCTGTAAGTTTGTTTAGGAAGTTGATATCCATCTTATCGTAAGAGCCTACAACATCTGGTGAGTCAAACTCACGGTACTCAAAGAAGAAATGGAAATCTTTACTTAGTCCTTGCATATCATTTTGTTTTTTTAGCTTCTTCCGTCCAAGAGGTGTAACATACTGCAAGTCTCTGACTACTATCGGGGTATTCTCCTATCATAGTATCGTCTTGTGTGCAGCGTGAGATGAACTCACTTCGTGTCTCCTTTGGATTGGGTTTCGGTATCGGCATTGTCGTTAGTATTAGAGTTAGAAAAAATAGGCTCGTCCCAATAAAGGAAGAGCCAATCACTATTAGAATTTACATTTTTCATAGTCTACTCACTAACCAACTTTCTGTACGATAACTCGGCAATGAAGGCTGTATAGATGGCGTATAATGGATTAACTCCTATCCCGCTATACAATATAAGGCTGCACCAAAAAGAGAGGCACAGAACGCAGTTAAATGGCTTGAAGGGTAATAGCCTTTCCATCACCCAACCATAGGGTTCAAATATAAATAGGAATGAGAACATCAAACCTACTGAGGACACCAGTATCCAATCGTTGTAAATGTCAATCATAATTGTTCGCTTAAATTACTGTCCTTTACATATCTCTGTAGACGTGTAAACTTTTCTCCATTCTCTACGCACACTACATAACCCTTAATGTTATGTCCGTACACGTCGCTATGGTTTAGACTAACTATCTTGTTAGTCATAGTACTATATATAATACTTATAATAAGATTTGCTGCACTCTTGCCTCGCTTGTAGTAGTGCAAGAATTTTTCACAGGTACGCATCACAGCAGCATCAATCAATGCTTGTTGCAGTTCATCATTACCATCGGTAACAAACGCAGAACCAGCAATCTCTACTGCACGTTGAAGGATAAACTCACCAAGTGGCTCCGTTAACCTATCTTGCTTTACAGATAGTAATGCTTGCTCCTCGATGAATTGTTTATCGTACCTCGTATTCTTCTTCAACCTTGTTGAGTATTTGAATTATCGTTGGTAGATAGTCTGACAACTCTTGAGGATTTACGCCAAGTTCGTATCCCAATCCAACCAATGTGATTGGCCTACTGTTAAATACCATTCTGTCGATGACTGAGTATAAATCAAGAATGAAATCTGCTTCATCACTTGTTAAATCTTCGTAGTAGTTCTCAATGGACATATCTAATATGATGCTCGTAGCCTATCCGCTTTTTCGGGGTCAAGCTTTGCGATTAATTCAATGTATTCCTTTTCCCTTTCGTAAGCCTCCTGTACTTCTTCAAGCGTAGAGTCTGTGCCAATGTTGGTAAATAGTTTTGACATCTCGTACAGGTAAAGGTCAATGCGATTCTTAATTAATTTACAAGTCTGATAGTTTCTTTCTTCAGCCATAATATCTTAGTTTTACTTTAAACGTATCCTTTGGAAGGTCTTTGTCAATCTTGATGTTAAGTCTTTTGTAGTACTTGTTACCATCGTCCTTAACCATACCCATACTAACGAGAGTATCCGATAAAAATTTAGAAACAAGAATAACATTATCGACATCGTGGCGAGAGTTATAAGTAATGTGAACTTCATAGCTCTCAAAAGTGAAGTAGTCATATTTCTCCAACTCCTCTTTACATACTTTAGCGTAATCATCTTTTTGTTTTTTACGGATAGCCCAATGCTTACCAGCATAGTATTGATTAAGGCTTGGTGGCTTAGGCAGGTTTAGTTCTATTTCATTTACCATATTCAGTAAGGTCTATGGTTGCCTTGTATCCTCTTGAGGACATCAGCAGTTCGTGTAGTGGTGGAATCCAACCTTCAGCGTTGTCATCTCCTGTAGCACTGTTACCTACTACCTTATAACTTGCAGATTGTAGGTGCTTAAGTAGCATCTTTCTATCAAAAACAAAGCCAATATCTTTCTTGTTTGTCTTTAGAATATAGAAGTAGAAGTCTGCTGTAGACTTTAAGATTCCCGAGTCACAGTTCCTTGTGGTACTTCTGAACTCAATGTATAGGTTGGGTTGCTCGGGAGTGCCTCTTCTTGCAGCCCACATATAAGCCTTGCTGTCGTACTTAACCTCAATGGTTATTGTACGCTCACCATTGGTAGCCTTAACATCCCAATCGTAAAACAATTCCTTTGGTGCTTCCTCAACATCGTACCCTTTATCTTTAAGATACTTCATTACGATATCTTGGCCATAGTCACCAGAGATACTTGCTGTTACGAAGGTGTTTCTTTTAGCCATTCTTCACTCTTAGTGCTACCTTCAGTAGTATAAGGTAACCAATTAAATCTTGGACGGTATCTTCCGTCTCATCGGTAATGCCACGCATCTTGATTCTCATAAGCTTATCATCAATACGACAGCATAGGTTATCAACTGCATTACCACTTGCAAAGATACCAGCAGGTTTAAGTGCTGAATCTCCATAGGCTTCGTTCTTTAGCAGGAGTAAATTTGTTACCGCTTCAGACTCTTGTAGTATTAAATCTCTTGTATCCATAGTTTAATATACTCATTCATCATATAAGTCTACTTCAATCTTGTAAATCTTTTTAACATCCTTATTTTCAATGACTAACCTACCATTGCTTGGATTGTAGAATATGTACCTCTCAGAGGCACCAGTATAGTCAGAGATATCAAGCTTAAAGATGTTGTCGTTGATAGCTATAAATACATCTCTGTTTTCTGATTCTACTACATCTACCTTCTTAGCGTGTGGTACGTTAAACTTTAGATAGGCACGAATAAGGTTAGCAAATGCTGACTTTCTATCACGAATTAGGCTGTGGATAGGCGAATTGCTTTTTTCCTTGGCTGTCGAGTTCATAGTATCTGTTTTTCATTCTATCATAAAATAATGTAACGCTACCAAGCTTACCTACAATCTTAGGTTTAGCCTTGACAACAGTAATCTCCACTTGGTTTGGTTCGTAAGGTATACCATTACCATCCTCTAATCCGTAGGGGCAACGCCATACATTGATTACCATCATACCCTTGCGAGACCATTGCATACCTCCAGCGATGTCGTTCATCGTAGGCTTGTCAACATAGGGTACACCATTCTTGTACTTTGCTTGTTGGTGTTTAGTGTGTACTGTTACAATGGTGTGGAAGTCCTTTTCAGCAGAGTGCTTACGAATCTTAGTTAGCACTTGACCAATGGCGAT